TGTAACCTGTATTCGTATTCATCTTACATGGAAACGTAATTCCATCAGGTCCAAATCTGTTTTTCATAATATGTGCTCTTGCAGTATCATTCAATTTATCTTTTGATTTTCTACTCCAACTCATAATAAAATCAGCATTCATTACTTTTGCATAAGAATCTGCAATCTTATCTGCTTCAATAACTTCCGAATCAATAGCAGAACGATTAGTTTGAGATGCTGTCCATATTGGGATTTCTAAATGTCCACCCATACCACGAAGGTCAATATAAACACCACCTTGTTCTGCATAAGTTGAATCAGTTTTGTTTGAATCTGATAATAGTAAATCTGCATAATCTACAATGATTAAATCTGGTTTGTTACCAGTAACTATCATTTTTTCAATATGTTGATTAAGTTTCTTAACAGAAACACCCTTTGGTGGGAAATATTTAATAAGTAATTTACCTTGAAGTGATTCTATTTTAGCTTTAACATCATCTTTTCTTTCTTTTAAATCAGTTGAAGGTATTTGAGTAAATACAGTATCATATCTAGCACCAACATAATGTTCTGATAATTCCATAGAATAATGAACCACACTTAAACCTCGTCTAACTGCATCTGCACCAAGTGCAGTAAGTATCCATGTTTTACCTACACCAGAGGGAGCAACGATTACGCCAAGTTCACCTGGTCCTAATCCTCCATCCATTAAATCGTTTATAGGTTTCCAATTAGTTGGAACAGTTGAACGATTTAAATCTTCCATTCTTAAATCAAAATCGTTTTTGTAATCCAATCCCAAATCGGTATCATTACCAACTTTCATTGCAGTATCTACTAACTCTTTGATTCTATCGTAAGAACCAGCTTGTAGTAAATCAACTGAACGTAAAATTACTCCTTTTAGATTTTGATTTATACAAAAATCTTTAAATTCATTTTTAATATACTCTAAATCTATAACACCAATTTGTGTATGAACATGCTTTAATTGGTCTACCACAGTTTTCTTTAGGATATCATTATCCACTTTTGATAATTGTGATTTGAATACATCTAATGTAGGAGGCTTTTTATACTGAGTATGATACTCAAGTATCTCTGATATAATCCACTTGTTAGCATCGTTCTCAAAGAACTTAGGAGTAGTTATTTCTCCGATTGTATCGAGAAACTTACCATCAGTAAGAAGTGCTGAAACTACTTTACTCTGAAAGGATTGTCCATATTTTGATAAAGTATCTACTTTTTGTTCTTGCATTGATTGATTTTAAAACTTATACAAATATACGAAATTTATTTTTAATATCCAAATTAATCAGTTATTATTCCACCAAAAGTTCTTTTTAACCAATCGTTTAAATCACCAAAGTTGTTTACTACTTTATACTTTAATAAAATTTTCATAAAATTCATTTTGTTTAAAGTTTTAACATCTTCGTTAAATCTATCCAATATTTTCATTTTGATGTTACCACTAATATCAACATCTTTCAATTGCATTAGTTTCTCATTCATAATAATCTGATTTTTTGATTTTAAAACATCATTGTATATTTTAATTTTTCCTTTAGTTTCTTCAACCTTTTGTTCGGTTAGAGCAAAAAACTCATCAAGTGATATTTCTTTTTCAGATGTAACTTCAGGATACCTTTTTAAAATAGTTTTAATACCACACCCATATACACCAGGTATATTATCAGAAGTATCACCATCAAGAACTCTATATAATAATAAATTATTAGGGTCCATTCCAAATTCTTCCTTGATTCTATTTATATTGTAAATTTTCTTTTTGGTAGGTGACCAAACGATGGTTTTATCATTAACTAATTGAAGGAAATCCTTATCAGTTGACATAATCACCGCTTGTTCATCTTCCTTTAAAAGATGTGTAGTTATATAAGCCATAGTATCATCAGCTTCTACACCATCATATATCATGGTAGTTGTAGGTAAATAATCTAACAATTCCATTAACCAAACATACTGTCTTTTCATTGATTCACGCTCTTCTTCGTCGTTCATCATTTCATTGTAAGCTCGATTCATTCTTAGTTTACTTTTTGCTCTATTTGCTTTATATTCACTATAAATTTTCTTTCGCATTTTAGAACCACCTTGACCATCAAATGCTACAATAACACGAGTCGGTTGAGTTTGTCTGATTGCATAACCAATAGATTTTAAAGTACCAGTTACACCACCGACATGGTCTCCATCATCATTCAGAGTAGGAGTTGAAGTCCAACATCTGATAAATGTGTTTAACCCATCAATGATTAGTACACGAGAATTTTTTTGTTTTTCGATATTCTGGTCTCTATCTTTATCAACCGAATCTAAAATGTTTTTGTAGAGTTCTTTCATATAACTTCTTTTAAATCTTCTTCAAAGTAATCTTCTAAGGCATTCAATCTATCATCTGCATCTACTAAATTAATCAGAGCTTCCTCTGCGTTTTTGTAGAAATCTTCTGTAGAATGGTCACCAATTCCAACTGCTTTGTTTCCAAGAAGGTCTAAAGAAAGTAGAGCCTTGGCTTTATCAGCCGTGGCACTACTTTTTAGCATTGTGTATAATTTTTTATTCATAATTATTTATTCTGGAATTAAATTAGGGTCATGTGTTAAAGTATCTAAATCTTTAGTATCTGTTTTATATTGTAAGATTGATTCTTCACATATTTTTTTGTAAATCTGTTCTCTGATTGATTCTCTTTCTTCCATAATATCTATAAAATCTTTAGATTGGAATTTAAGTTCTTCACCAGTTTCAGTATCCACATAAGAATACCATGCACCTGCTTGTTTTACCAATTTGTTTTCTTTCATTACCTTTAACCACGAACCGTAGTTATCGATACCCCTGTCAAAGTAAATTTCAAAATCAGCTGCTCTCAATGGAGGGCCCATTCTGTTTTTTACTACTTGACATCTTACTTTCATTCCAACTGTCCTATCGTTGCCATTTACCTTTTGTTTGATTTGTCCCATACCTTTCAACCTCAATCTTACAGATGCGTGAAAAGCAAGAGCTTTTCCACCACTTGTAGTCCATGGGTCTCCGAATGGCATAGCATTCATCTTTTGTCTAAGTTGGTTAGTGAATATCAATGAGATTTTCTGTCTACCAATCATATTGGTAATTTTTCTCATCGCCTTCGAGATAATAATAGCTTTATCAGTAGCATATCCATCTTTACCATAATCAGCTGCTAGTTCTGTTTTGGTTGATGCTGCTGCAACTGAATCTACTACAATAGTTACTAATTTATCTTTAGAAGTTTCACGAACTTTTTCAATAATAGTTTCGGCAAAATCAAAAATCTGTTCAACCGAATCTGCTGATACATAAAGAAGTTTAGAAACGTCAACACCGATTGCTTCTAAAAATTCTCTACTTACTGCAGTTTCAGTATCTATTAGAACTGCAACACCACCTAACTTTTGTGTTTCCGCTAGGAGGTGTGCTGATACTAATGATTTTCCACTTTGTTCTAAACCTGTTATTTCTGTAATTCTACCAACTGGTAATCCACCATAAGGACGATTTGAAATAGCCACATCCAACATTGCACATCCAGTCGATACCCAACCCTCTACGTTAGTAGGAGCGTCATTTCCATCAAGGAAAAATGCAACCTTTTGGTCTTTGGATTGTTTATTTAGCTCAGTTGCCAGAATATCTGCCAAGTCAAGCTCTTTTACTGCTTTCTTTTTCGCCATGTAATTTGATTTTAGTTGTTAAATAAGTCATCAAATGCAGCTGCAACATCATCAGTTTTCTGAGGAGCGTTGATTTCTGCTTTTGGTGCCTTTGGTGTAGTTGGTGTAGATTGTACTGGTTTACTTTGTGATAAAGTAGACTGAGATACAGTTTCTTTTTCACCTTCCCCACTTGGATTTAACCAACCTTCTAATACTGATTTTAATTCATCATAAGATAATTCAGAATATAAATCTGTAATTTCAGTTTGTGCTTCAATAAAAGCGGCTGCTCTTGTAGCATCTTCACTCACTGGTGTTTCGTTTGGTTTAACTCTAATAGTAGTAGTTGGATAAGTAGTTCCAGCTTCTTCTGCTGATTTATACTCGATTGTTAAATCTCTACCACTTGTTGGGTCTGTAATATCTCCATAATCTGGATCAGCGATGTATCCTAAGATTTCTTGGTAAACGGTTTTTCCGAATCCCCAAAATCTTACTCCTTCGCCTTCTTCACCTCTTACAACAACAGGTACGAAAGTTCTCAACTTAGGCTCCATTGCCTTTGCTGCTTTCCAATCTTCTTTATCTCCCATTCTTTTTAGTTTATCCGCAAACTCTACAATAGGGTCTGGTCTACCAAATGATTGTGGTGATAAATAAGTTTTGTTGTTAATGTTGTAGTGAAAATACAATTCGATAAATGGGTTATCTTTGTCGAATTTGTAAGGAACAACTCTCACTTGGTGCTTACCAGGTGTTGGTTTCCATAATGAGTCTGATTTCCTTTGAGTGTTTTGTAATTTGTTCAGTCTACTTCTGATTGCGTTAATGTCTAATGCCATGATTTTTAAATTTAATTGTTAATTATTAATGTTTTAAGTTTAAGTTTTGAGTGCTAAACTAACAACACTCGGTGTATATATAAGTATAAGATTTACCGATTTTCTTACACTTTTTTTGTTAAAGTTATTAACATTTATTTTAATTTACATCTTTCCATTAATCCTTTTCTCTTATCAGGATCTTGATACCCAAAATCATCTACATCTACAATACCATGTGTGATTTCATCTACATCTACTAATCTTCGTGCAGTTCGTACTTCTGAAAATTCGTTGTTCCATTTTTTTACAGCTTCTTCTGAGATACCACTTGATACCGCAACTATATTTTTAATGAATGAATTCTTTGTTATATAAGCAATAGATTGTCTCCTATCTGCTGGTTTGAAATCTTTTCTCTTATTTTCTATAACAGTATATGGAGTTTTGGCTTTATCAACCTTTCCATCTGTTTTCCAATAATGATAAACAGTAATGTCATATCTTGAATCATGAACTGTCATTTCTTTTCTAACTACATCCTGCTTTCTATCATCATCCCATTCCCAACACTTATCTTTAGTAAGTTGTTGTAAATTACATTGCTTTCTAAATGAATCTGCATTTGAACCTTTAGTAAAAAGTAATTCTTTGGTTAATAACTGTACCATCTCTTCTAAGAGTTCTGTATCTGGATACATATTCCAAATATACCCTTTGAGTTTATCTTTAATTCCATCTATCAAATGTGTATTACATCCATCTAATTTTGAAGTAGATGTTAGAAATTTAGCAACTTCAGCTCTACTCATTTCACATGATAATAACACATTATTTAAAGATACTTGTTTACCTTTTAATCTCGATGGAATTATGAATGCAACTTGATTAGTACCTTCATAATATACAAAAGTTAACATCAAATCTTTATTACGTTTTGGTAATTGTTTCATTACATCTTTAGTTACTTTACCAACTTTAATGTTTTTTAATGTAACTGATACTTCTTCACCAGTTTGAGAGTAGATATTCTTAATTAGAACTTTTTTGTGAATGGTTCCTAAATCATCAACTAATCCATTAAACTCAGGTATAGTTGTTAATGTATTACCATTAGTGTAAGTCATTTCAAAACCTTCGAGGGGGTTTCCACAATTACTATATTCCTCATCCATAGAAGGTGTCTCAAATCCTTTAACTGTAATATAGTGTTTTCTTCCTAAGTTAATATTAATGTTATCAATATCTACAATTAAAGAAGATAGTTTTTTCACCATAGCTTTGTAAGAACCAAATGCCCTTGTATATTTTAATACAAAATTTATTTCTACACCCACATTTGATAATAAATTAGCTTGTTCAGAGATATGGTTCTCTCCATAAGTATAAGACCAAATATTACCGAGTATTGGTCTGGAAATAAAAGTAAGACCATTGGTACACAGTTCAGATATAGTAAACATACCTGTACCAAAACAAGATGCAGATTCTACAAGTTTACGACCAACATACTCTAAGTTGTCATCTCTTTCTGTACTTGCTAAATTGTTCTTAAAAACCTCAGGTTGAGGTCCATTTACATCTTGTTGATATTTAACAGTTATAGTACCTTGTTTTTTATCAACATAAATAAACCAATTACAAAGTTTTGCTTTAATTGGTATATTGGTAATCAGTTCTCCCCAAACATCTTCAATTTTTAGTTTAAGTAGATTGTTAATATTTGTTTTTGCTAATCCAATATCTTTCGAATCTATAAAAATTTGTTTTTTTAATTTTTTGATTTCTTTTTTTGTTAATACTTCCATTTTTTCGTGTTTAATTTTAATTAGTTTTAAGTTTTAAAAGAGAGAGAGGAGTTACCCTCTCTCAAGTTGTGTTTATTTAATAAAGTCAAATGTTAAATATCCATTCTCATCTATTCCCATCTTTGGTCCACCTTTGATTGGTTGAGTTGATGGGTAATAAGGGTGATTCACATCGTTAGATGCAATATCTAACAACTCCATTTCTAAATCATAGATGTTTCTGTTAGTGATACCATTCTCATCAAGGATGATTTGAAGTCCTGAATCGGTTGGCCATTCTCCATTTTCATGGAATCTCGTTAAAATTTCATTTTTTTTGTAATTCATAATTTAATTTTTAAGGTTTAATATTTAATTTTTGTGTGAACACTCACACATTTACTATGTAAATATACGAAAAAATATTGAGACTACAATGGCTTTTCGTAATTATTTTGCCCACTTACCACTTGAAACGAGTTGAGCAATGATACCATATACTGATAAAT